GACATGCTCGAGAAGCAGGCCAAGGCCTGGGAAGAATTCAAGTCGGCCAACGACATCCGCCTGGCGGAAATCGAGAAGCGCGGCCAGGGCAGTGACGACAGCCTCGCCAAGATCGCCGCCATCAATGCCGACATCGACAAGCTCGGCCGCGCCGTCCAGGAAATGCAGCTCGCCGCGCAACGCACCGGCGGCGGTAGCGCGGGCAAGGGCGGCGTCATCCCGGAAGAGCAGAAGCAAGCCTTCGCGCAATTCCTGCGCTCCGGCGACGACCGCAAGTACAAGCAGATTCTGGGCGAACGCAAGGCGGCGATGAACAGCACCGACGACGTCAACGGCGGCGTCCTTGTCCTGCCCGAACTCGCGGCCGAGATCGACCGCATCGCCATGACCGAGAGCTCGCTGTTCCGCCTGTCGATGGTGCGCAACACCAACAACCGCTCGATTCACAAGCGCGTCAAGACGTCCGGCATGGCCGTCGCCTGGCCGGGCGAAGGCGGAACCGCTGGCGAAAGCACCGAGCCCAAGTTCAGCCAGATCGAAGTCGTCGCCTATCCGGCCGAAGTCGAGCCGTGGGTCTTCAACGAAACGCTGGAGGACAGCGACATCGACCTGGTCGCCGACCTCACCGAAGAAGCCGCCACCGCTTTCGCCGAAGGCATCGGTTCAGCCGTGATCGCCGGCAACGGCATCGCCAAGCCGCGCGGCATCACCACCTACAACACCGTCGCCAACGCCAGCTACACCTGGGGCAACATCGGCTACATCGCCAGCGGTAAGAGCGGCGCGTTTGCCTCCGTCGCGCCCGCCGACAAGCTCGTCGATCTGCAGCACTCGCTCAAGCAGAGCTACCGCAGCGGCGCCGTCTGGGTGATGTCCGATTCGACCCTCGGCACGGCGCGCCAGATGAAAGACGGCAGCGGCAGCTACTACCTGTGGCAGCCGGATCCTGCCGCGCCGTTTGGCGGTCGCTTCCTCGGCTCGCCGGTCGAAGTCGATGACAACATGCCGGCCATCGCCGCCAACTCTCTCTCGGTTGCCTACGGCAACTTCCGGCGCGGCTACCTGATCGCCAACCGCAGCGGCATCACGCTGATCCGCGACAACGTCACGGCCAAGGGAACCACGAAGTTCAACTTCCGTCGGCGCGTCGGCGGCGGCGTCTACAACTTCGAAGCCATCAAGCTGATGAAGTTCGCCGCGTCCTGATCGATCACCAATCCAGACCATAGAAAGGGCCCACAACATGCACGACCTGCACAACAACAGCCGCGCGCTGCGCGTCATCTCGCCGGTTGCCGTCGGCACCACCGGCACCGGCCAGACGGGCAAGGTGATCGACCGCCAGGGGTACGGCGGCGTCGAATTCATCTGCTCGTACGGCTCCATCACCGCCACCGGTTCCGTCTTCACCGCAACCGTGAAGGAAGGCGACGTCACCGGCACGCTGACCAGTGTCGCCGACGGCGACCTCATCGGCACCGAGCTGCTGGCCGGAGTCGCCGCGGCCGCCACCCGCACGTCCGGCGTCTCGAAGAACGTCGTCAAGAGGGTGGGTTACAAGGGCAACAAGCGCTACGTCAATTGCTCGATCAAGAGCACCGCCACGGCCGGCACGCTCGTGTCGTGCGAAGCGATCCTGTACAGCCCGAGCGTCATGCCAGCGCCCAACCCGTGATGTCGTAGCGCCACTGAAGCAACCCGTACCGGCGCCGGATCAGTCCGGCGCCGCAGAACACAAGGACGACCCGCACATGCCAGCAGCCGCAGCAATCCCGATGCCTCAAAGCCAGGACTGGACCAGATCAGGAGAACGCCAGGTCGCGCCACACCTGGACGGGATCCGGCGCGACCACGTCGCGCGCTACGAGTTCGCCGTGCGGCAACTGGAAGGCCTCGGCCTGCACGGTGCGCGCGTCATCGACATCGCCTGCGGCGTGGGCTATGGCTCGTGGATCATGGCCACACGTACCGGCGCCCGGGTTCTCGGGGTAGATGCGTTTGGCCCGGCAATCGATTACGCTCGGCAGCATTGGTCCGCCGGGGATCCGCAGTACCCGTTCGCCGCGACCACGCAGTACCTTTGCGCCACAGCGCAGGAAGTCGAGCTGCCGGCGGAGCAGGATCTCGCCGTGTGCTTCGAGACCATCGAGCACCTCACCGAACAGGACGCGCTCATCCTGCTTCGGAAGCTGCGGCGATCGGCCAAAGTGCTGCTGGCATCAGTGCCGAACGAAGACGAAATGCCGTTTGGCAAAGGCTACGCCTTCCATCACCGGCACTACACCCAGAATCAGTTCGAAGCGCTGCTGAACGCGGCGGGCTGGAAAGTGGAAGCGTGGTTTGGCCAGCGCGACGACCTCGCGCCGGTGACAGATTGGGCGGTCGGCCGCACGATCGTCGTGCGCTGTGTCGCGATGCCGGACGGCTGCGAAGCCATCGACGACCAGCAAGCATTGCCCGGCATCGACATCC